GCCATGCAAAGCAATTCATCTTTGCGGTAACCGTCCGAAATGCGAAGCACCTGCGGATTTGAAATGTCGAGACGCTTTTCAATCATCTCGTCCCACCCTGGCGGACACTCCCAATCGTCAGAGAGCTGAATGATGATGTCTCCGGTCGCTTGCGCGGCTCCGAGATTCCACGCACCGACTGAATACCCTTGGTCTTTTTGCGTAACGGATCTGAATCGTTTTAGAACGTCCGCCTTGTCGTCGTCGTTATCGACCGCAAAGATATGCTCTACGCGCTCTGGGTGCGTTGCGCGCGACAACCATAGCGTCATACATTGAACGGCCTCCACAGGCCTCCCTCGCGTTGCATGGACTAGCGATATCTTGGGCTTGTTCGATCCTGCCAGCGTCTCGCGCTCGATCTCTTCTGCGTCTTCGTTGCGTCCGAGCAGTCGGAGCGTCCATGCATAGAGTTGATCGCCCTTCCATCCATACCATTCTTTTCGGTGCGTCCATTGCGGAAACTTAGGCGTCGGCAATTCGAGCATTTCTTCTACGACTTTCAGCGCGTCTTGGTATTTTTTCTCGTCAAGCAGTATGCTTGCCTCAAGCCCGTAGGCTTCGCGGCGTTTCGGCTCAAGTGCCTTGGCTTTGCGTGCTAGGTTGAGCGATGTTTCGCCGCTTGTAATGTTGGCGCAGTTTAAAAGAATCTCGTATCGGTTCACGCCGTCCAGATCGGTCAAGGCGAGTGCCTCCGATCCGTATTTCGCGGCGAGTTCCTTGTTCCCTGCGATGAAGTTCTCGTAATGCAAATAAAACTTGAAATGCGAAGTCATCCGGTCTTGGTGCATCAAGATTCTGCGGTTGCGCTCGCTGCTGTTTCGCGCCCCGACTGGCGGAGCGTGGACAATCTCTAGGTCGCGCCGCATACAGACCTGCACGTCCTTCGTAGGTTGCGCGTTCTCATGAACAGGCCGATGCCACCAAGCCGTATGGTAGCGAAAGAATCGCTCCCTCGGTGCGCGTTTGCCCTGCTCTGGAATGACGTAGTCGGTCAATATCCAATCTTGTTCTGCTGGGCATTCTTCAAGTGCGGCCAGCGTAGGCGCGACCATGTGCGGCTCGATGATGTCGTCGCAGTCTGCCCACATAACCCATCCATCTTTGCCGGCCAGTTCGTAAGCCTTGGCGAACGTTTTGTTTCGAGCTTCTCCGAAGTTGTCGAGGTGCTCCCAGTCTGCCACTAGCGGCGAGTTGAGATATTCATCAACGTGACAGCCTAGTTCCTTGGCGATGTCGAGCGTGCGATCCGGTGCGAGTGCTCCTATTGCGCGGACGATAACGATATCATCACATATCTGTTGGAGTGACTTAACGCATCGCTCGATGCGCGGTTCTTCGTTGCCGCAGATAAGCCCTGCGACTAGCTTCTGTTTTTGTTTCATGTTTACTCTTGAAGTATATGTCAACAAAAACAAAAAAGCCACCCCTTTCGAGGTGGCTTCTTCGATGCTGACTTGCGGGGAATCCTAGACGTATCCGGTTGTGATGCGGATGATGCTCGATCCGTCGATGACTTTCTCGGCGCTGTTCTGACGAACGCGGAGAACGTTAGCGCGGCGGGCTTCGTCACGGTAGGTTTCGGAAACGAAAGGCACGGGACTATCTGCGGCCCATACGATCGTGCGACCGAATCCACCACCGGAGAAATCTCCGCCGGAGGTTGTGGCGAGAGCCATGTAGGTGTTCGACCAGATGAATCCACCGGCATAGGTCTGACCCTTAGCGGCGGTGTTCTTTGGTGCGCGGCCTACGAGAACGCGATCGACTCCGACAGCGGCGGCGACTTCGCCTTCGCTCAAGAGTCGGCTTTGATCCGATGGGACGATGCCGAAGAACTGGTTCTGCACCTTGGCAGAGCGGCGGATGCGCTCAAACAAAGGCATGGACATGATCAAGGTGTTTGGAAGAACGCCATATTTGGCGAGTTCGAGCTTTGCTGCGGCGACATCTCCTGGAACGTCAAAGGATGTGATATTCGCGTCTGTATAAGCTGCGCTGGCGCTGATCGCTGTCAGGCCGTTGGCGGCGAATGCTGCGGAAGCAACACGAGCCTCGTGACTGACTTGGATTTGGCGGAGCAACATCGAAGCGATGTTCACTTCGGTGTCGAAAAATCTGTCGAGATCGCGGCGGTTGCTGTCAGGAAGAACTTCCTCAAGACCGTATTCGATCGCGTCGAACGAGTCGCTTGTGAAGCGGCGGCTTGTGCGGGGATATCCAGCACCAGCGGCGATCTTGAGCGCGTCGTCGTTGAGGGCTTCGGAGTCGCCGAGGTTCAATTTCAGATATGCGCCGGAGCGAACGTCTGAGCTGTAAACTGGCATGACCTCGGTTCCGATGAACAAGTTGTTTTTGTTCGACAGACCTTCGTAGACGGCCTGCGCTATATCGGCGCGAATTGTTGTGTATGAGAGTGCCATATTGGGTGGTTAGATTATTGGTTGAATTTGGGAACGTATTCGATGACGTCACCGGAAACGCCGCTGTTGATCGCAACTCCGAGAGTAACGGTCGATGCGTTGGCGTATGTGCCGACGACCAATCCGCTCGTAACTGCGAAGACGGTGTTACCGGCTGTCGCAATAGCGGAAAGGATTCCGAATTGGGTTGGGAAAAATAGTTTGACGGCTCCTTGTCCACCAGCGGCGACGTCGTTTTGAACGGCTCCGATGGCGTTGGCGCCGGTTGATGCCGCTTGCGCGGCGTTTGCGCCTGAGATGTTCACAAGCGTGTTTGCGGTGATCGCGGATGCGAAGCTAAAGCTCCGAATACCGCTGTCGTTTTGGGTTGCCATAAATTAGGTAGGATTAAAAGTTGAGTTCGTTGTTGTCGCGGGCCTCGATGTAGGCTTCGCGGTGGTTGCGCATTGCGAAGCGGATGGCTTCGGTGCGGCTGCCGAGTTCCTCGGTCTTCTGTACGATGACTGATTTGAGATCGAATTTTTCGATTGCCTTCTCCTCGGCGACTACCGATGCTTTTACTGGAGCGGCTCCGAAGTTGCTGATGATCGTGTCGAGCTTTGCTTCAAGTTTGGAAATGACGCTGAGTTCAGCGGCCATCTCTTCTTTGGCTGGCTCTGCTGCTGGCTCTTCAGCTGGGAACATTGCTTCCATCTGGGTTTTCATCGAACCGAAAGCCTCTTCAAGAGCACTCATGCGCTTGGAAAGATCGACGATTGTGACTTCGGATTCTCCCGAATCTTCGGGCATTGGTGTTGTTGCGGTATCTTCGGGCATTTGTTTGGGAAAACTGTCAACTTGCTTGGCCGTAAAACTGAAAAGACCTGTCGCGTTTGCGGCTGGCGTTTGAACTAGGTCTGCGCTGTAAAGCTCCGTGCAACTTGCAAAGGCGAGTCCCTCCACTTCGCGGATAGGGCCTGTAAAAGCGATGCTGATTCCGAACGTGTCCGGCAGTTTGCTTGAAATCTCTAGGACGTAATCGCGCATTGGCGATGTTTCGAGAAGGTTGAGATCGCCCAAGAGTTGTTTGCCGACGATGCGGAAATTGTTCACGAAACCAACGATGTCCTTAATCCCTGCGCCGTGATCCAGATTGACTTTGACGCCGCCCTTGTAGGACTCCGCACACTCTTTGACTTGCATCAAAGTTGTCTCGTCCACGTAGAGTCCGTGGCCTTTTGCCTCGCCGATTGAAATGATTGATACGCCTTCGATGACATCCATGCGCTGGCGCAAATGTCAATTAGTCATCCATCAATGACATCGCCGCTTGTGACATCAAATAAACTTCAAGCTCGTTCTCTTCCTCTCCTCCTATCACATCGAATGACATCGAGAATCTGATCTCCGGTCGATTTGTGCTGGCGTGAGTCCGCGCACCTAGAACCATCGTGCTTGTGCTGGCGCAAAGCTCTGCCTCGCCAGCATTGGTGAAGCAAGACGAACCTACAATTTGGATGCTTGAACCGGCGCACGCTTCAACGTTCGCGACCGAGAAAACAAGACGGACTCCGCGAACGGTGGCCGTGACCTTTCGCTCTTCGCGGCCTCGTCCTCCGCCCCCAGGCAGATCGATTGGATTGATCGGAACAGGCGGAACGACCGGAATAAACAGCAAGCCCTGCACGCCGATTGAAAGCGGCGTCGGGCTTGGCATTAAGCCCTGCGTTGCGATGAGCAGGGAAGCGAGCATCCGCTTAGACTCTAGTGACTACGGTGTTTGTGGTTCCGTCTCCGGTGATCGCTTGAGTGATCGCTCCCGATGTCCTGCTTGTAGGCGTGACGGTGAGCGCGTTTGCGATGTCGAGTCCGTGGATCGCGTGAACTTCGGTGATCTCCGTGAGTTCTGGCGTGAGTTCTGTTCTAACATTCGCTGCGGTCAATGTTGAGCGACTTGAAATTGTTGCATCTATGCGCCCCAATTCAGTTGCAAGGTTGGTTCTCACGGCGGCGGCATTTGTTATTGCCGTTGGAATCGCGGCAAGTTGAGTGTCGAGATTTGCGCTCGCCATTCCTATCGCGGCGCGGACGCCAGCGGCGGTGAGTGTTGCCGTGCCGGTTGTGTTGTCTGTTGGGACGCCGAATGCAACTGATCCTGCTGCGGGAATATATGCAACGCCCGTTAATGCTCCGCTTGCATAGACGGTTCCGAAACGCACGTCGGTAATCGCGGCTTGGCCGAGGCTGTTGTCGGCAGTGAAGAAGTCGCTGTATGTTGTCGATCCATTTTTTGCTTGGCGGAATTTTGCTGTAGTCGGAGTTGGATCGATAAGGTATTTTGCCGCATAAATTGCAGGCGTTCCGTTTGCGCTGCTGATAAGCGATCCGCTGATTTTAACGCTGGCTGCGGTGTTGGCTGATGCCAACCCGCTCGCTGAGTTTGTCGCGGTGATGTCTCCTGTAGATACGATCGTACCGGTGCTAGCGTTGTTTAGGCCTGCGGCGGTTGCGCCGCTACCGCCTGTTAGCGTGGTCGAGGTTGCATTGATTGTTCCAGCTCCAGCGTTGTTAATTCCGTGCGTTCCGTTTGTGCCACTCCCGCCTATTACCGCGCTCGAAGTAATTGTGATTGTTCCTGTGCTGGCGTTATTGATTCCGCAGGATGCGCTGGCCGGCGGCCCACCCGTTACCGTGCTCGAAGTAATTGTGATTGTTCCTGTGCTGGCGTTATTGAGGCCGTGGGAATTGCTTCCACCCGCTCCCGTTACCGTGCTAGATGTAACGGTAACCGTGCCTGTGGAATTGTTGTTGATGCCGTAGGCGGCAGTTGAATTTCCGCTTGTCAGCGAGCTAGATGTGATTGTAACCGCTCCTGTGCTGTTGTTATTTAGACCAAGTGCAACGGCTGCACTCCCACCCGTTAGCGTGCTGGCATTTGTAAAAACAACCGTGCCTGCTGCTGACGTGGATTCAATGGCGTGCGCTCCGTCAACTGATGTTGTTCCCGCAACCCTGCCACCTATGGCAACGATGCCGTTGAGCGTCAATGTTCCGCTAGACGAAAATGCAATAGCGCGAGTTGAGAGAGTAAATGCCGATCCTATCGCACGGCATCCTGCGAGCGTCGAGCTGGCGGCAGCGGATACCGTCAAACAGTTCGCAGAACCCGCTTGGATATATGCCCCTGTAATATTCCAATTTGCCGCTAGAGTGAATCCGCCACCTGTCGCAATCGTAAGCGGGGTGTTGATGTAGTTCAACAAAGCCCCCATTCTGCGAGCAGTGCCTGTTGTAGCTGTGCCTGCGTTAACGGCTTGGAAAATCTGACCAACGGCAGACGTAATTGCGACAGGAGTTCCTGCATTTGTTCCTGGAACAATGCAGTTTGCCGTTAATCCAAAGTTGGTTGTTCCAAGCGAAACGACCATGTAGATTTGCCCCGGAATAAACGATCCAGATGTGTCCACGGTCGAGCCTGTCAAGTCGATGGATTGATCAAGTGCTACCGTAAAGTTGTTTGCGTAAACGGTATCATTTAGAGTTGGAACTACGCCCCCGCTCCATGTTCCAACTGCGCTCCAGTTCCCAGATGCTTGAGCTTTGATGACGGCCATATTTTAAAGCCCTTCAGCGTAAATGAATTTTTGAATTGCGGCGGATACTTCATCCACCGCAACGATTGCTGGTTGCGAAGCGGAGGCGAGCGAACCGAAAAGAATCGTGCGATTGTTTTCTTGCGACTGCTCGATCTGATCTCCTTCAAAGCGTGTAGGCGTGAGCGTCAATACAACACTTGCGTCTTGTTGATCTGGCGAGTTGTAGCGGCTCGCTGTTGCGAGCGTCATTGTATAAAGATCGTAGGTCTTGCCGTCGATGACGATTGGGTTGGTTGGTTTCATATTTAAGCTAAAAGAATGAGGGCGCTGGTTTCGGTTGGCTTGGGAAATTTCAATTCAAACGTGCTGTTGTAAACGTGCTTTTCGGATCCGATGCTGAGAACAATCAAGGCGGCGTTGCCTTTGCTGGCGTTGTAGATCATCGCGCCTGCTGCCGCGAATGTTGCAGACTTTAGGACAACATCATCGAATGTTATAAAGGCATTTTTGCCGATGATGCCTGTCCGATGTCCCTTTAGTGCTACGCCCCCTGCGGTGTAGCCCATGCCTTTGATTTCGCCTTCGGTTGTGTAGGCTTTTGTTGTCGGCCCAATCTTTGCCGATGCGCTATAAAGCGCGATCCGGTAATCATCGCCGGGTTGGTGGACTCCGGTGATGAGTGCTTTTTTTGCTTCGAGTGCGATTCCGTGAATTATCATTTATTTTGTTCGTTCAAATGCGGTGATCCGTCCAAAATCATCCCGCAAGGCTAATACTTTAGTTGGCTTGGTTTCGTCTACGAATGCGGGCGGAGCTGCATCTTGTGCTGCTGGTGCGGCTGGTGCTGCTGGTTCGGCTGGTTCGGCGTTGATGATTTTGTTTGCGTTCGCTTCGTCCATTCCGAATACAACGCGAAGGATGACGGCAACTTGTTCCGCTGAAAGTTCGCCGCGACCGAGCGAGGAGAGGATGCCGGAAAGCGCATCCGTTCCACCGATGCCGATGCTCTCGATAAGCGGCGGTGCTTCGTTCTTGCTCTCGTCAAAGACCGTGTCGATAGCTGTAATCGGAACGGAGTCCGAAATGCGGTTAGGTTGGATGTCGAACTCTTGACCAAGTTCCTTGATCATGTTCGCTTCCTTGGCCCTTGCGCGAAGTGCCTCTTCGTAGTCTTCGCCCATGTCGCTGTAGATTTGGCCGGCAGTCTTCAATCCAGCTTTCCACAATGCGATGTCGGCTGATGCTTCGCGTCCGTAATCAATCGAAACCTTGGCAGGCCAGCACCAGCGGCCATCGAGCAAGTATTCGGAATCTGGAATGAGTCCGCGTGCGGCTGCGTCGAGAAGGATAATGTTTTTGATGCGGTCAAGGAATTTGCCTTCCAGCAACCCACGCCAGCGGAGAAATGTGCGCTCTGCCATTGCAGCTTCCATCCGTGCCATTGGCCCCGACTTATCGGCATCGAAAGCGAAGCCGTAGGGCAGGCCAACTGCCATGCAAATATGAGCTTGGATAAGCCGGATAAATTCACCGAATGCTCCGGTCGGACGATCCGACTTGAACATCTCCATTTTCTCGCCCGATCCGAGATAGTTGACCGTTCCAGGGTCGAGAGACTGCAAGC